ACCTAAGCCCAGCTTGTCCCCCTCTTGCTCAACGACGCCCACGATGTTGATTTTTGACAGGAACTCGCTGCTTTCCTGAATCTTGGTCTCCAACTTTTGTTGCACGCTTGGTGCGACATCAAAGGTGTTGTAAACGTTGCCGGCATTGTTCAGTTGTTGCAGGCGTTCCAGGTAGGCGTTAAAGACAAGGCGCGTTTCGTTTTTCATATTGGGTTCCTGATGTGAAATAGTGGATTTAAGTGAGCAAGAGTTTGGTGTCGGCTTCGGCTTAATCAGAATTCGGTTTGTTGGACGTTGCCATTGCCTGTTGCCGCCGGACGCTTCTGTGGGTTGACGTCCTCGTTATCCATCTGGCTTTTGAAGGCAGCGAACTTGTTGTTTGCTTCGGTCAATGCGGCTTCGAGCGTGGCGATGCGGGACAGGAGGGTGGTTTGCTTTTCGTCGCTGGCAACTACGATGTTGGCGACGGTTTCGATTGCGTCGCTCAGTTCAGAAAAACGGGCATCCTGACTGGCGTCCGATGTGGTGATTTTTTTGAACAGGTTTTTTATGGTGGCGGCCAGTTTGCCGGTTTCCGTATCTGTTTTAACGTCTTCAAAATCCAGCGCCACTTCTACCGCTTCAGAAAAAATGTTGTCGGGGTTCTGCTTTCTTGCTGCAAACGGGCTGGCGTTTCCTGTAGTGGCTGCAAAACTCAATATATCGGTACCAAGGCTGGCAGGACTATCAGTAATGCCTAGCCCAACCAGATAGGGCGAACCGGTACCAGCAAACTTGGGATCAATCTCCAGACTGGTATAGATTTTTTGGCGCGCCTTGGTCATCGCGACCAAGTCTGGTGTTGGCGCGATTTGCGCAAACAGCGCCATGCGCTTACCCAGATCGGTATCCACTTCCTCGGCCTTCACTGCCACCACGTCGCCATACGCTTTAAAAACGCTGTCGGGCACCATGCCCCGGATATGTTCCAGCCAGATTCGTGCGCCATACGTTTTGGGATTAAAGCTCTTGGCGAGTTCAACTACGGTGCTGCGATCTATAGCGCGACCATCGGTCGTGGCACCTTCAGTAGCAACGCGAAAAAATTGGGATATGGTGGTCATGGTGATGTCGGGGTGTTGGATGGAAGCTGTCATCTTCCGGCTTCGAAGAATGAAGCTCAACAGGCAGAAGGTTAGTTAGCGCCTATCTAACCTTCTGCCTGTCCCGTTTTGCATAACGGCACTTCACACTAGTGGCATGACCGAATTGCTTGATCCCCCATCTGTTGACGATCCGTCCAGTGCCGAGCCCGACACCATTTCACTGTGTGAGTTGAATGCACAGACCGATCCGCGGCGTCTTGCCAAGAACCTGTATTGGCAGGGCTGGCGCATCACGTCCATTGCCAGGCATCTCAAAGAGAAGCGCACGACCGTTGAAAGTTGGAAGCAGCGCGACGGTTGGGAAAAGGCTACTCCGCTCGAAAAAATCGAAACATCCCTTGAAACACGCTTGGTGCAACTAATCGCCAAGGAGGTGAAAACGGGCGGCGACTTCAAGGAAATCGACTTACTAATGCGCCAAGTTGTGCAATCGGCACGGGTGCGCCGCTACGAGGCACCGGGCGGCAATGAAGTCGATCTGAATCCGAAACTGGCTAACCGCAATGCTGCGCCCAAGAAAAAGCCCACTCGCAACGATTACAGTGAGGAGCAGCGCGATCAATTGCTGGAGGCGTTTGCCGACTCCCTGTTTGATTATCAGAAAGTCTGGTACCGAAACGGCCATCAGCGCACGCGCGCCATTCTGAAATCACGCCAGATCGGCGCGACATGGTATTTCGCCCGGGAGGCGCTGGCCGATGCCATGAAAACTGGCCGTAACCAGATTTTTCTGTCGGCATCCAAAGCGCAGGCGCACGTCTTTAAGCAGTACATCATCCAGTTTGCCCAGGAAGCGGCGGGCATTACGCTGACCGGTGATCCGATTATTCTGCCCAATGGCGCGCACCTGTATTTCCTTGGCACGAATGCGCGCACCGCGCAGGGGTATCACGGCAATTTTTATTTTGATGAATTCTTCTGGACACATAACTTTCAGGAGTTGAACAAGGTCGCCTCTGGCATGGCGCTGCATAAGCAGTGGCGCAAAACGTACTTTTCAACGCCGTCCTCCATTACGCATCAGGCTTATCCGTTTTGGACCGGTGAGCAGTTCAATAAGCGTCGCGCCAAGGCCGATCAGGTCGACATTGATATCAGTCATCAACGCTTGTCATCCGGCTTTACCGGTGAGGACAAAATCTGGCGTCAGATTGTCACCATCTTGGATGCGGAGCAGGGCGGCTGCAATCTGTTCGATATCGATGAGTTGCGCGACTTTGAATACAGCCCGGATCAGTTCGACAACCTGTTGATGTGCAATTTCATCGACGATACCCAGTCGGTGTTTCCGCTGGCCGCGCTGCAACGTTGCATGGTCGATTCGTGGGTGAACTGGGATGACTATAAGGCGTTCACATCGCGCCCGTTTGGTAATCGTCCAGTCTGGATTGGCTATGACCCATCCCTGACGGGCGATAGCGCGGGTTGCGTGGTGATTGCACCTCCAGCCGCAGAAGGCGGGAAGTTTCGAGTACTTGAGCGCTATCAATGGCGTGGAAAGGGCTTTGAAGATCATGTCAAGGCGATCAAAGAAATGACGACGCGATACAACGTGACTTATATCGGCATTGATACGACGGGAATGGGCGTGGGCGTATTCCCCCTTGTTAAGCAGTTCTTTCCAATGGTGACAGCCATCAACTATTCCGTTGAAGTCAAAACGCGCATGGTCTTGAAGGCGCAAAACGTGATCAATAAAGCGAGGCTGGAATTCGATGCGGGTTGGACGGACATTGCGCAATCGTTTATGGCCATTCGCAAAATCTTAACGACCAGCGGGCGACAAGTTACCTATGATGCGGGGCGCAGTGATGAGACCGGTCACGCGGATTTGGCGTGGGCATGTATGCATGCGCTGGATCATGAACCATTCGAAGGAGCGAATGGCAATCAACAATCGATTATGGAGATTTTTTCTTGAAAAATAATAAGCAACCGGTCGTTGAACAAGCGACACCCATGGCTGCGTCGGCTAAAGCGGAAGTGTTTTCGTTTGGTGATCCGATACCGGTACTGGATCACAGTGATTTATTGAACAGTTTTGAGTGCTGGCTGAACGGACGCTGGTATGAACCACCGGTCAGTTTTTCAGGCTTGGCAAAATCGTTCAATGCCAGTGTGCATCACAGCAGCGCTATTTACTTCAAAGCCAATATTCTGGCATCGACATTCATCCCACACAAAAAATTGCCCAGAGACGCGTTTAAACGCTTTGCGCTGGATTTTTTGATCTTTGGGAATGCTTATCTGGAAAAGCGGACAAGTCGCAGCGGGCAGCTTTTGCAATTGATGCCGGCGCTGGCCAAGTTCGTGCGACGTGGCGCGGAGCTGGATCAGTATTACTTTATTGGCGACTGGAAGGAGGAATATGCCTTTCAGCCTGGTGCGGTATTTCATCTGATGGACCCGGACATGAATCAGGAAATTTATGGTGTGCCGCAATACATCAGTGCATTGCAGTCGGCGTGGCTCAATGAGGCGGCGACGCTGTTCAGGCGCAAATACTATCGGAACGGCTCGCATGCTGGCTTCGTTTTTTACATGACCGATGCCGCGCAAAATCAACATGACGTAGACGGAATCCGTGAAGCCATGCGCAACAGCAAAGGGCCGGGTAATTTCCGCAACCTGTTCATGTATGCGCCAGGTGGCAAGAAGGACGGCATTCAGATTATTCCGGTTTCGGATGTCGCGGCCAAGGATGAGTTTTTTAACATCAAAGGGGTGACGCGGGATGACGTGCTGGCGGCTCACCGTGTGCCGCCTCAGTTGATGGGCATCATGCCCAATAACACTGGCGGATTCGGCGCGATTGAACCTGCTGCGCGCGTATTTGCCCGGAATGAACTGGTGCCACTACAGGCACAGTTCATGGCTTTGAATGACTGGCTTGGCGAGGCGGTCATTCAATTTAACGACTATGAATTAACATCAACAACAGGAGAAACTAAATGAGCGATTTAGCCGATCTGGCTGACCATATTATTCATGCCGAGATTGCATCTTGTCGCGCTCGGATTCAACAGGCTGCAACGTTGCAGGCAACCGGATGTTGCTTGTTTTGTGGCGAGGATGTTGCTGAACGGGTCAGATTCTGCAACGTCGAATGTAGGGATGATTATGAGTTGGAGCAGGCCGCCCGTCAACGCAGCGGCCTAAGGACATAACTATCACACTATGGATATTTCCATGCGCTTTCCAAGAGCCGCCAACGCATTCGCAATCGTGTCAATTTTTGTCTTATGATGGAAATCCACTACTCGGTTTGCTTCTTGCGGAATGATGCCGAGTCGTCGCCCCAATTCAGTTGGCCCAACATCTTGCGCTAACATTTCATTGAGCAAAAATACCTTGGCAGAAATGCTTGGTGGGAGCGTGATAAGACGCTCTCCCTTGCGTAGCTTGGAAGGTAATGGCACAGGGCGCTTATCTTCAAAGTAAAAATCCATGGAACTGATTAATACGTCGAGCGCCATTGCCTCGGCTTCCTCTAAGGTGTCACCTTGTGTGATTGCTTCAGGAATATCGCGGAATTCAACAACATAGCCGCCTTCATCCGCTGGTTTAAATAAGGCTGGATAGTCCATTCTAACCCCCATTCTAAGTCTTTCTAAGTTTCAATAACCGCGAATGCAGCCCCTTACGGGGCCCATTTCACTTTAGGTTAAGTTGTTTCTTAACACCTTCCACCAGTCCTGTTTTAAGTTCTTTGCTCGGGTGTCTCGGTAGGTGGGACTGTTTTCCATTCAGGTAAACCTTTAAGTGATTCGTGCCATCCTTAAACGTTGCACCTTGTTGCTTCAGCCACCGCACAAACTCACTTTGTTTCACTCCACCTCCGATTGAGATTTCGATGGGATAAGTATAAACAAAAATGTTTATTCATGCAAGCATTAGTTAAACAATTTTGTTTATTTTTGTGTGAGCTGCACGATGAGCGGTAATATCAAGCTTACCTGCGTCGACGACTGACAGCGCAGCAGGTTGGGCAATGCTAGAAAGAAATATTCCCTAAAGAAAAGTTTATGTGCTGAAACTCGCTGATTTCACTTCTCGGCGCGCGGTCGTCCCCCCACCTCGCCTGCCCGCTAAATTGGTCACTTTTGACGCAAATATTTAAAACTGACGCACATAGGGGAAATCGCCCCAATAAAGCCTGAAAACAGCCGCAAAAAGTGACGCATTTTGACGCAGCTGGAACCCAAAATGACGGAATTTGTAATTGCAAAGAAGTAACGCAATTTCGTCGTTGGGGTACCCCACAGGCAGCGCAACTTGTGGATGCATGGATGTGGTCAATTATTCAAATAAGTTATTGATTATATTAATAAAAATCATCCACAAGTATCCACAGGTTAGCGATTTATCCACAAGCTAACCTGTGGATGCTTTTTTAAGCACCGATATAACCTGTGGATTTTTGTGGCTGACTTGTGGATTCGTTTTTTTATTAGTTTTGCTTTTTATCTCTTTATTCTTCTTTATATTCAATTAATTAGAGAGAGATATAAGAATAAGCGGCGACAAATTTGAAAAAACGGACTTATGGAAAAATGAGGGCAACCTGTGGAATTGTGAGGGTAACTTGTGGATGGTGGTCACTCAAAAATCAATGACTTACAGACTTACGCACAGGAATCCATGAAAAATTTGCACTGCCTGTGGCTTCTTTGATGAAAATAGCCAGACATAAGTTGTTTCTTTATTATGTGCAACACTGGTCGACGCGGCGATGCTGAACTTTGCCGGTGGCGAACTGGTCGATGTGAGGTGGGTGGTGGCCGCAAGGTAATTCGGGGATTGATCGCTGTAACTTGACAAAAAAACAAGTTCGTCAGATCCGGTAATTGAGGTGCTGGTCTGGCTTTCGAGGGGCGGCAGCCTGTATATCAGGGGTTCTAAACCCTAATCCACGGAAATTTCAGAATTGGCTTAAAACAGAATACTGATGCCGCCTTTTAACGGAAAACAGATGTTTTTCGGCATAATTCAAAATTATCAAATTTCAGTCGATTTGAGACTGAAAATCTGAGCGAAAAACCATGTCGGAATTGATCTTCATACGGGAACCTTGCCACACAGGTTTTCCGGCACATCATTTTGGGTGAGCTGGACAAATTCCGCCGGTTTGGACTTACAACTCCATAAAGTTGCTATTTATTATGTTTTAAATTACTGTTATC